AGTTTTCAACAAGTGGTGGACAAAGGTTTATTTGTGGTAACTCACCATTTATAACAGACCCTGAATTACCAACAAACGCATATTATAGACTGTTCGCTCGTAAATTTACATTCTTAGTTCAAGGAGGATTTGACGGATGGGATATATATAGAGAATGGAGAACAAACGAAGATAGATTCCAAATTGGTAGAACCGGATATTTGAATGGAGCTTGTCCTTCAACTAGATATCCTACAGCTAAAGGTTGGGGAGCATTTAAAGAAATTTCTCTTGGAGATGGAACTCAAAATTTTGCAAATACCGACTACTACGCATACTTGTTAGGACAACAAACATTTGCTAATCCAGAATCAACTAATATTAATGTATTTGTAACGCCTGGTATTGATTATGTTAATAACAGTAATTTGGTTGAAGACGCTGTTCAGATGATTGAATTCAATAGAGCTGACTCTTTGTATATTACAACAACTCCAGACTACGATCTTTACTTACCAACAACAACTGGTGGGGATGGATTAATTTACCCAACTGAGGCGGTAGATAACTTAGATAACACAGGAATTGACTCTAACTATACCGCAACTTACTATCCTTGGGTATTAACAAGAGACAGTGTAAACAACACACAAATTTATATTCCACCAACGGCTGAAGTTACAAAAAACTTGGCATTAACTGACAACATTGCATTCCCTTGGTTCGCAGCGGCAGGTTACACTCGTGGTATAGTAAATTGTATTAAAGCTCGTAAGAAGTTAACTCAAGAAGATAGAGACATTCTTTATAACGGAAGAATTAACCCAATTGCGACCTTCTCTGATGTAGGAACTGTAATTTGGGGTAATAAAACTCTACAAGTTAGAGAGTCTGCTCTTGATAGAATTAACGTTAGAAGATTGTTATTACAAGCACGTAAATTGATTTCAGCGGTATCCGTGAGGTTATTGTTTGAACAAAACGACGCACAAGTAAGACAAGACTTCTTAAATGCGGTGAATCCAATCTTAGATGCGATTAGAAGAGACAGAGGTCTTTATGACTTTAGAGTAACAGTTTCTAGTGATCCTGAAGATTTAGACAGAAACCAAATGACCGGAAAGATTTATATTAAGCCGACTAGAGCTTTAGAATTTATAGATATAACCTTCTACATTACTCCAACTGGAGCATCGTTTGAGAATATATAAATCGGTTTAAAATACAAATACAAAAGAAAGGGGTGGCGAAGGTCACCCTTTTTTGTTAAACAAACTATTTATTATTATGAATTATAAAAATACGGTAAGAGAAATCATTAGTGAGATTATTCACGATCAGATGACCCCTACTATGAAGTATTATGCTTTTGACTGGGATGACAATCTAATGTATATGCCAACCAAAATATATTTAAAGGATGATAAGGGAAATTCTGTTGGTATGTCTACCGAAGATTTTGCGGAATATAGAACTAAGATTGGTGAAAAACCTTTTAAATATGAAGGGCATACTATAGTTGATTTTGATGACAATTCTTTTAAGAACTTCAGAGTTCCTGGAGATAAGTTATTTATGAAAGATTCTATGACGGCTGAAACAGGTCCTGCTTGGTCTGATTTTGTTGAGGCGGTTAATAACGGGTCAATTTTTGCAATCGTTACAGCAAGGGGACATACCCCATCGGTGATTAGAAATTCTATTTATAATTTAATAAAACAAAACAAAAACGGACTATCTTCAAGTGAGTTAGTTAAAAATCTTAAAAAATATAGAGAATTATCAGATGAGGATGATTTATCCAATGATGAACTAATAAAGACATATTTGGATATGTGTAAATATTATCCTGTAACTTTTGGTGAGGGTTCAGCTGCTAATCCGGAAGAATTAAAAGTTAAATATATGAAAGAATTTATGACATATGTTAAACAAATGTCTCATCAACTACAAGAGAAAGCTTTTATGAAGAATAAAATAAGTAATTATTTTAACCCTTTTATTGGTTTTTCAGATGACGACATAAGAAATGTGAATACAATGAGAAAAAATTTTCCAAATAAAGATGAATTAAAGATTTATTCTACATCTAAAAAAGGAAAAGAAGAATATGAATAATATTTAATAACTGGATCTAGTAATAATATATTTTAAAAAAAAGTTGAAGTAAATAGAAAAAAAAATTATTACATGTATTTATAATAAAAAATAAACAAAAAAATAAAAAAATAAAAAAAGAAATTATGGCTGATTTACTAATGAAAATGCCGATACCCTACGAACCAAAAAGGGAAAACCGATGGATCTTAAGATTTCCTTCGTCGCTTGGTATAAATGAGTGGTATGTAGAGTCTACAGCAAGACCTTCACTTACAATTGCCTCAACACCAATTCCTTTCTTAAATACGGAAACATACGTGGCCGGTAAATTTACTTGGGGAGAATTGGCGGTAACTTTTAGAGACCCTATTGGTCCATCAGCATCACAGGCATTAATGGAGTGGATTCGTTTATGTGCTGAATCTGTAACAGGACGAATGGGATATGCTGCTGGTTACAAAAAAAATATTGACCTTGAGATGTTAGACCCAACAGGAGTTGTTGTTGAAAAATGGATTTTAGAAGGAGCTTTTTTATTAAAATATGATGGTGGAGCTTTAACATACGCCAGTGATGGTTTAGCTAAAGTAACAAGTTCTATAAGAATGGACCGTTGCATATTAGTATATTAATTTTTTAATAAACAATATTATTAATTCCTATATGTTTTTATGTGTAGGAATTTTTTTTTGTAAACGTTATGTAATTGTTTTAATCTTTACAAAAAAACATATGTTAATTATGTTTAAATTAAAAAAAATATGGAACAAAATGCTTACACGGCAGGACAAGCCGATTTCAATTTACCACACGATGTTATAACACTACCATCCGGAGGGATCTTTTATAAATCTAAAAAGAAAACAATTAAAGTTGGTTATTTAACCGCGTTTGACGAAAACATAATTGCCGAAGCAGACTTTAAAAAAAGTATTCAAGAAAGTATAGTTCTTCCTTTACTTAGGAATAAGATTTATGAAAAAGATTTAAGACCTGAAGAATTAATTGACGGAGACGTTGAAGCAATACTTTTATTTTTAAGAAATACGTCTTTTGGCCCCGAATACACCATCAATGTTATTGATCCAATTACGGAAGAAAAATTTACACCAACAGTTTTGTTGGACGAATTAAATATTAAAAAATCAAAAAATATACCAAATGAGGAAGGTTTGTTTGAAACAACTCTTCCTGTGTCTAAAAAACAAGTTAAATTAAAAATCTTAAATATTTCTGACAAAATTGAAATGGAAAGAATTTTAAAATCATATCCTAACGATAGAACAGCACCATCAGTAACAACAAGATTATCTTTAATGATTGTATCTCTTGATGGTAATACAGATAAGGGACATATATCGACATTTATTCAACAAATGCCAATCGCCGATTCTAAATATATTAGAAGATTTATGGTAGAAAACGAACCAAGATTAGACTTATCAAGAGAAACTATCGCCCCGTCAGGAGAAAAAGTAATGGTCGACATTACTTTTGGGGTGGAATTTTTTCGGCCTTTCATATCAGTATAAAACAGTTATATTAGACGAGTTTTTTTATTTTGCAAGAATCTTTAGAACCCAATACTCTGAGTTTAATAATATGCCTACATATGTTAGAAAATATCTAATAAACAAATACGTTGAAGATAATAAAAAAAATAATTAAAAAAGTATTTATTAATAAAAAGGTTTGACTAACGAGGAAGCATTAAAAATACAACAAGAAACCGCTTTAGAAAATAAAGAGTGGGGAGCTAATACCGTAGAAAACATTAATAATGTCGTGGATTCTACAGATAAAACATTTCATGCGTTTAATTTAAGTTTAGAATCACTGGCTGGGGAAGTTAATAACACGACCAAGGCTATTCTTGCAGCTATAAATCCACTTGATGGTAAGGTTTTTCAGGAAATGGACGAATACGCCACTAAAATTCAAGCAAGTTTTGGTCTCGCTAAAAATCGAAACGATGAGTTTAAACAATCAATTGCGGATGCCGGACCAGAATTAGCTAAATTAGGAATTCAAGAAGAGGCTATGGGCAATAATTTGGCCACAATTATGACATCATTGGGCACCGCCGCAAGTGTTGGTAAAGAGGCTATTGTTGAAATTTCCGCGGCGGCCCAAGCAACAGGACAACAAATTGGAACGTTAACCTCAAGTTTTAGGGAAGTTGGTATATCAATATATGATGTTGGTGATAAAATGAAAGAAATAACTAATTACGCTAGAAGCGTTGGTGTTTCTGTTAGTGCGGTATCATCAGGGGTAGTGGATAATTTATCCAAAATGAACCAATACAACTTTGAAAACGGAATTAAAGGATTGGCTAAAATGGCGGCAACAGCAACTAGATTGGGTATTACTATGGAAGAAGTTTTCCAACAAGCAGACAAACTTATGAATCCAGAAGGAGCAATCGAAATGTCTGCGGCACTACAACGATTAGGTGTTACATCAAGTGGTTTATTAGATCCGTTAAGGGCAATGGATATGGCTCAAAACGATCCAGAAGCGTTACAAAAAGAAATGGTTAATTTAGGTAAAGAGTTTACACGGTTTAATGAAAAAACAGGACAGATGGAAATTCTTCCTGGAGCTAAAAGAAGAATGAAAGAAGTTGCAGAGGCTGTTGGAATGACCGGATCAGAATTTGCAAAAATGGCACTAAAATCCGCCGATTTTGATATGAAACTTAAACAAATTAAAATGCCGGATATTGCTAGTGGAAACGAAGAAACTAAAGAATTGATAGCTTCTATGGCCCAAATGAAAGACGGTGTTGCCACAATTAAAGTTAAAAATGATGAGACAGGACTTATAGACACAAAGAATGTTGAGGATCTAACCCCAGACGACATTAAAAATTTACAAAAGGCTAACGAAGAGTCTTCAAAATCTATTGAGGAAATTGCGTTAAACCAATTTGATGAAACTGTACAAATTAAAAATTTATTGAAAAGTGGTGAGGTGTCCGCAAAATTTGCAAAAGCTACAAGCCCAACACTAGCTAAATTTTACGGACAAGTTGCCGCTGGATATAAAAGCATTGCAAAGGGGACGGCAGATTTTATTGGAACGACAGAACAACAGAGAAAACAACAAGAATCGATATATAAACCAGTTGAGGGAATTCTGAAAGGAAAAGCTACAGGTGATGAAGATCTTGTAAATAAGTCTAGAGACCAACTTTTAAATAATTTTGTTAGTGCAACGGCATCTCTTGAAACTGGATTTAAAACAACAATGGATAATGTACAAGCATCAATTGCCGCAAATCTTAAAGCCGCTTACTCAACACCAATAAAAATTGAGGGCAAGACAGATAATAATGTAAATGTTAATGTTAAGGTAACTGATGCTACGGGTAATCAGGTACCAAATAACATAGCAAAACAGTTGTTAGACGACCCTAATTTTGTAAGTGATCTTAAAGGTAAATTATCTGGAGTATCAGCACCATAAAATTAGCTAATGTATAATTATGTGGAATATGAACAATTCAAAATAAAAAAACTATCCTATAATCTATTTATAAAATAAAAAAATGTCGGAAAGCTTTCTTTCTTTTGGTAACTCTGAATCTTTTAGAAAACAATTATTGGTAAGAAACCTACCGCCTTATAATGTGCCAGGGGCATATACATCCCCCGGTAACCCTGTTAACTACGAAACAAATATAGGATCTTTAAATGTTGTTGACTCTCCAAACAACTATGTTTCTACAAATTTATTTGCAAATGACCTATACCCACTAAATGAATTTGGACCCGATGGTGGATTTGGTCCTCCAGTTAATGTAAATTTAGTCCCTGTCTTAGATCCAAATCAAGGACCTTATTATCCAAAACAAGGAACGAATTTAGATATAATAAATGAATTTTTTATTGAGTCGGCTTATGTGACTAATAAATGGGGACCTTCGGGTGGTTATAAAGATTTGGTTGTAATAACCGACATAATAAATGCGGGCAACATATATCAACCATATTGGAATCCAGGATATTATGTTTATTCTTCATACCCTACCTTTAATCTTGTATTTCAAGATGATCCAAACGGATCTAACGGACCTTTATCACAAGATACGTTTTTAGCTCAAATTGGGGCATCACAACTTAAATTTGCATTTAACGAAAGAGTTTCTCAAGAAATACAACAAGCAACAATTGGGGCGATTAACTTAGATACTATAAGTGATCCTTTTTCTGCTAGTTTATTAGCAACAGGACAACAACCGTTTTTTATACGAAATTGGAGAATTACAGTTCCTGAAAACCCTGTGTTAGCTGCGGTTTCTTTAGCAAATAGATTAACAGGAACTTACTTCCCCGTTTCTTTCATTCCAGGTGATTATTTTGATGATGATGATCCGGTTAATAGACCACAAATGGAAGCGGCCTTAGGGGTTGCCAATAACTTAACTGGAGGATTGTTATCCCCAATAATGAATCGATATAGAAACCCTTCTGAGGTTTTTGTTGCTAATACAGGAAACGGACAAAGATCTGCATTATTTTCGGCGTTAGATTATAACCTATATAGACCAGCATATAATAGAGGTATTATTGGTGGTTTAATTGCGGGAGCATCTGCGGCCGTAAATAGACTATTTAATCAGGACAAAGCCCAATCTTCAGGATATTATGTTGGTAGTGAAAATGCAGAACCGTCTCAAATAGACGGACCGCCAAACCAACTTCCATCAAATCAATTTGGAGTTCAACAACAAAGTATTGTTTATGGGCCACAAGAGTTGTCAATTCTTTATGAAGGAAATGAAGAAACAATTAAATTTGGACTTAAAGGTAAATCCTATAGCGATGGAGGAGGAACCGCAGGACAATTGGTTTGGACATCACCAAAATATAAAAATAATGCAGGATTTAAGGCTACGGTTGGCGGAGGATCAGGAAGTTTAGATGATGAATTTAATCAGATATCTGCGGATTACACACAATACCAATCTACTGAAATTGAATTTAGACCAGGGTCAATACTTTATAATACCCAAAGACTTGTTGAATCTGCCGATCAAGTACAAGGTCAGGCAAGATTAAAACATGTTGGAAACGCAATGAATCAAGTGTCTAAAGTTTTTAACGACGGGTATAAAGAAATGACTAAAGGATCTATGGTTCTTTCATATACAGATCAAACTGACGGATCTTTAGCTGGTTTAGAATATTGTAGGGTTTTTCAAAAAGACACACCATATTATACATTTGCTGATTTACAAAAATCAGACGGAATAACTAAATCAGGTCGACGTTTTGATTATTCTGTTTTAGATAACACATATAATTTAAATATAGCACCTTTAAGAAATCCTGGATCAACAAATATTGTTGATGGTAAAGTTAAAAAATATATGTTCTCTATTGAGAACTTAGCATGGAGAACATCAGATAGACCAGGATTCACATATGATGATCTTCCTGTTTGTGAAAAAGGACCAAACGGTGGACGTGTTATGTGGTTTCCACCATATGGGTTAACTTTCAGTGATGACTCAACAGCTGATTTTAATACTACAACTTTCATAGGAAGACCAGAACCAATTTATACCTATAAATACACATCTAGAGGAGGAACAATATCTTGGACGATAATTGTGGATCATCCTTCGGCGATAAACACAATAATTGAAAAACAACTTAATGGGGCTCAAAAAGAAAGAATACAAAGTATTACAGACTCATTTTTTGCTGGATGTGTAAAATATGATCTTTATGAGTTGGGCATTAAATTTAACCAATTAAAACCAAGCGATTTATTTACATACCAACAAATATTAAACAATCCAAGACTAACTGCAGAAGAACAAACACAAGTACTTCAAAGTATACCACAAGACATATCAACAAATACTCCTGGTACTGCCACAAATGTTGATACTACCCCTCTTGTCGGTGCTGAAGGAACCACCAAAAAGGAAGACTCCCCTAAACTTATTGATGTTACTTTATCTGAATACGAAGGTATTGGTTTTTATTTTGATAATAACTGTCCTGAGTGTGGTTCCTCACAAGCTATTGTTGCAAGTCAACCATATGATACTTGGTATAATCAATATGTTGCAAACAAACCAACATACTTACAACAAGCACCACAAAAAGTTAAGATTGGTTCAGATGAATTTTCAGGATCATCAGTTCCAAATTTCTTTACAGATGTTGTTGAAGGCAACTTTGATTTTATAAAAAAATCATTAATGCCAAGAATTGACAAAATTTTATCTGAAGGTGGTGAAATAACCATAGATATGGTTGGTTCGGCTTCTGCAAATGCGACTGAATCATATAATGACAAATTATCGCAAAGAAGAAACAACTCTGTTGAGCAATGGTTTTTAAAGCAAACTATAAGTGGTGGAACAACAACAATTAAAACATATGCAGATTCAGGTAAGTTTAAAGTTAAATTGGTTGCAAAAGGTGAAACAATATCAATACCGCAAACAAAAAAAGAAGCCGATGAAAACAACATATCAGGTGATACTACGGTAACAACTGCAAATGGTGGTAATATATTAACAGCGCCTGTTAATTGTAATATTGAGGTTATAAATTTATCCTCTCAACCACCAGCGGTTAACCAAAAATCACAATGGTATAGTATTCCAGCAATGGCGTGTAGACGTGTGTATATTCAAAAAATCACAGGTAAAGAAAAAGAAGCTCCTGCGGTCCAAGACACAAAGACAACTGTGGTAACAACATCAACAACAAATAACCCACAAGTTGTCACAAACACGGCAACTAATAGTATAAAGCCAGAACCAAAACTCACTATAGAACAAAAAATAAAAGAAGGTATATCTAAAAAAATATTAAGAAGTTTATTTTCAGAATGTGATTATTTTCAAGTTATAAAAGAAACAGACCCAATGGTCTATGATAACATAAGAGATAAAATAAAATATTTTAACCCTGCATTTCACTCAATGACACCTGAAGGGTTAAATGCTAGATTAACTTTTTTACAACAATGTACAAGACCAGGACAAACAATTCCAATAATAGGTCCAGATGGAAGACCAAAATATAATGACGCTCTTAACACTTCATTTGGAGCTCCGCCCGTTTTAGTTTTAAGAATTGGAGATTTTTATCATACCAAAATTATTCCATCCACGTTAGGTATAACATACGAAGGATTGGATTTAAACCCAGAAGGTATTGGAATACAACCTATGTTAGCAAAAATAACACTTCCGTTTAAAATTATTGGTGGTATGGGACTTAAAGAACCGGTACAAGAATTACAAAACGCGCTTTCATTTAATTACTATGCAAATACTGAAATTTATGATGAAAGAGCAACCGCAACTGAAGACACAAGTAAGTTAGATAAATATGTAGTTGAAAAAATAATGGGTGGTTTACCATTGGTTGGTCAAACCGAACAGGCGGTGATTAATAGTGTTCAACCAAAAAGAGGAGAATCTACCATTGGTGTCATTGTGGATGCAACCACAATGGATTATTCAAACATTTATGGGTCATTAGAGGGAAAACTACAAGAATATTTTAAAGCATACTACGACGCATTATCCAAAATAAATAATGATTATGGATATGGAGCATTACAATTAGCGAATAAAGATAGAAGTTATGTTAAAGGAGATTTATCTTCTCTTACACCTGAAAAAGTAGAAACAAACATTTATGGTAAAACTAATACGTATCAAGACTTAGTCGATAAACTTATTGAAGAAGTTAAAAATGACATTTCTAAAGAAAACGATCCGTTCACTAGCGAACTTAAACTACCAATTTATAACTCAACCAAGAAACAAATTCGAGAATTACAAGAAAAATTAACAAATATTGTGTCTCAAAGACAGACCGCAATACTTAACATAATATTAAATAACACAACAAATATTATTAAAATTGAAAATGAGTTGAATTATATTTTTAGACAACTTGATGTTGTTTGTTCAACAACAGACGGAAACATGAGTCCATCTAACGAACCATTAGTTTATCAATTGAGTGGTAGTCAATTTTTTAACACCGCCGAAACTGAGGGGGGTATTTTTGATGTTTATACCAACAAAACACCAACCAGCGTTTTATCAACTTTAAAAGATTGGGAAACCCTACTAAAAGACGGTATTATGACTTTTGACTATTTTAACAAAACCAACTCAACAATTACAAACATTAATAATTGTTCATTTAAAATAGCAGATACGCCATATTTTATAACCTGTCCAGAAAATAGGTTTTATGTTTTAAACACTCCTTTATTTACAAATCCTGAATATTTTACATCATTTGTTAATGATCTAACAAATGGTGATGAAATAAAGAAAAACCCAACTTTAGTTGATGGAATTAAAACATTATCGGAAAGTTTAAAAAAAGACTATACCGATTTTCAAACTTTTTGTAAAACAAAGTTTAAAACAGAGATTGAAGATTCCGATGTTTATAAGACATGTACTACTTGGAAAATACCAAACAATACAATAAAAACATGTAATTACATATATCCTGCGGTTGATGGTGTTGATGATAGAACTAAAAAACTAAAAGACTTATATTCATCACAAAATTTAAATCAAGATAAACAAACCTTTAATGGTAAAGTAACTTTAAACTAACATGCCACTTCAATATTGGAACAGATATACCGATTTTTTAATTAATGGACAACAAACTGTTGTTCCATATATTGATTTACCGTCAAAAAGTTCTGACAAAAATTACATATATAAGGTAGGACAAAGTAGATTAGATAAAATTTCTCAACAGATGTATGGAACACCATATTTTGGTTGGTTAATACAGGCGGCAAACCCACAATACTCTGGATATGAATTTGTAATTCCTGACGGAGCAGTATTGACAATTCCATTTCCTTTAGTAGCTTCATTACAGGATTATAAAAATTCTTACGAAAATTATTTTTTCTATTATGGTAGATGATCAAGAAAATATATTAGTTGAATTAGACTACGATAATATAAGCCTTATTGATCCAAACAAAACTATAGATCAAGAGGGCAATGTTAAAGATAGGTTAGTTAAACAAGAAAACTTAGTGATGTATGCTAATTTAGAGTGCAATGTTCTTCCAAGAACTAAATTGGCTGTAGGCACCGCAATGAATGATTCTCAAAGAACAATTTCAGTTGGTAAAATAAATTTTTTAAATCCTGGTAATAAATCTTTTATGGACACCGCTTGGTCCGATGAGATAACCGGTAAAGATACTGTACAAGGTAAAGGTGTTAATCAAATAAAACAAACCGCAGTTAAAAACCCAAACAAATCTGACGATTATTATATAACCCAAAATTTAAACTCAAATGGAACACCAGGATCTGTTGATAACGGATTTCTTGGTATGAAGTCAATAAAGCTAGATATTAATACAAGTTTTTTACCTGTTATAACGGTAACTTTAGAAGATGTTAAAGGAAGAGCTTTGTTTGAGGCTGGAAATAATTCACCATACGCCGCTTTTTTTCAACTACCATATCCCCAATTCACATTAACATTAAAAGGTTGGTATGGAAAGGCGATTAAGTTTCCAATAATGTTACAGTCTTTTACCTCCACATTTGATCCGAATACACATAATTTTAATATTACTTTAACTTTTTATGGGTATAAATATACTTTATTGTCTTATGTAAATTTTGGGGCTTTAATGGCGGTTCCTCAAATGTATAATAATTCTGTAACACAAGTTCCGGCTTCTATAACCCAAGGAAACGAAATAAAAACTAATGTATCAGCAACGGCACCTATTGTGGTTAGTAAAGGTTATCAGAAAATGAAAGAAGTCTATTCAATATACAAATCAAAAGGTTTGATTGACGATAATTTTCCTGAAATAACTTTAATGCAATTAAAATACAGGTTAGAAAATTTTATACAAGAAGTTCTTAAGCAATTTGAAAAAGAAAATATGGGAATTATTACCGATATGACCGTTTATCAAAAAAATTTATTAAACTATCAGCAAAATATTTTTTTATATAGTAATTCTTCTTGGTTTAACACATATACTGATAAAGATAACCCAATTGTTTTAAAACAAGATTCTCAAAATGTTTTTTTATTTAAACCATCGACAGGAGAATCAAAATTAAACGCAACAAACAAACTTGATGGTGAGATAAAAAAATATAAAGATGTTTTATTACAAAACGGTGTTTTTGGTGTTGGAGGAAAATATACCGTAGGTGGAATAACAACACCATCTAATATTGATATTCCAATAACATTAAAAACAACACAAGTAACCGATCTAACAATTGACAAGATTGATTTAGTTAAAACTTATGTTTCTCAAAAAAACGCACCAAAAGGTAATTTTCTTGAAACAGATGCGGTAATACAACAATTTAAACAAACACTACAAGCACAAATAACCACAAATGGAGGTATAGCATACTTTTTTGAAGGTCCCAAATCTTTTATGGAAATAACTGATGGTATGGCAAAAAAAGCCTCTGAAACAAGAAAAAAAGTTGAAACAGAAATATCCGCAAGTTTAGCGACAAAGTTTAACTCACAAGGTAATGGTGGGTTAGGGTTTGTTCCCTCAATAAGAAATATTTTGGCGGTATTTTATTGTCAAGGAGAAGCCTTTTTAAGGTTATTAGATGATGTTCATAAATTAGCTTGGGATCAAAGAGAAAACCCATATAGACGAGGAGCAATATTTAATTCAATGTCAACCGCACAAAGTGTTGATGTTAAATCGTCAACACAAAATAATGAACCAATTTATCCTTGGCCACAAGTTATTAAAGAATCAATAGGTGATGATAATAAAGAAAAATTTGAAATAATTTATCCTGGAGATCAAACAGTTGCGTCTTCATACAGGGCATATAGTTCTGAAGTTTGGCCTGAAGTTGAATTTGTTGAACAATTCATTAAAGGGTATGTCGAAAGACAAACAACCTCAAACAGAGACGCAGGTATTTTTGAGGTTAATCTACAACCATCAAGAATATCTTTGAATGCTATTGATTTTGTTGTTAATAATGAAATTTTACAAAACAAAGAAGAAACAAAATATTTTTTTGAAGTATATGAAAGATTAATGTTAAACTCGTTTTACAGTCGATTTTCAAAAAAATCGGGAGATGTTTATTCTATTCACGAAGTTGAAGCAGACGACGAAGCGGTAAATATGATAAAAAGTTTAGGGGCAGATAATCCATTCCTAACAAAAAAAATTAAAGAATATCTATTAGATTCAAATAATTATGTTCCATTTTTAAAACATATCTCAAATCAAGGACAAGGTGAAAGTTGGCAAAGCTTTGTAAAAGGAGATTTTGTAACCCCATATATAAAAAATGATGTTAAATCACCAAATGTAATTTACAATGGAGACATATTAGATTCCATTAAATCACAACCAGGAGTTTCATTAACCAACCCAAAAAGTTTGGTTAATATTGATAAATACTTAACAGGAACTTCAATAACAAACGAATTTGATTTTGTTGATACATACCCAATAACAGATTTTAATTGGAATAAGAAAAATTTGGCTAACGGAAAATTTTTAAATAATTTAACTGAGGTTTATGACACTAAAGAAGTTATAAGTTATAATGATATTGTAAAAACCGTTGCAAACTTTGATTTAAATGACGGAACAACTTCTAAACAACCTTTTACCCACTTTAATTTTATTTCTTTAAGCACAATACCAAATATTTTATCTTTTAAAACTTTTTATGGGTCAAGAAATTACAAAGATCAATTTGTTACCGAAGGAAATTTATTTTATGATAATTACACAAATTATGTTTCTGACATACAAACAACTTCAATCCTTAACTCACCATATTTTATAAATGCAATACAAAAGGGCGTTTTTAATTTTAGGTATAAATCAAAAGATCTTTACCCTTATAAATCGGCAGCGTATCTATTTTTGAATAGTTTACCGTTAGGGACTTTAAGAGAAAAATATAAAACTTTAAACGGTGAAACAACAACTGATCTTAGTTATATATTATCTACTTTAAAAAAGTTTGGATCAATTCATAGATTACCATATTCTTGGATTTTAAAATATGGAT